GTACCACTCACTTACATATCAAGAGCATATCTCTTTTGGAAGAATATAAACGATGAACATAAACAAGGGTTACCACAGTTCAGAGTTGGAGTATCTCCAGTTCAAAAATGGCAATGTAATTATTGTCAATTTAAAGAACATTGTAACCCACCAACGTAAAGGAGTGAATATGAGTAATACAAAACAAAGCACATTCATGAAACTCTTCAAGACAGATGTAAGCGAATATACACAAAAGAAAGGTAGATTCAATTACTTGTCTTGGGCATATGCAGTGCAAGAGCTTAAACGCGCTTGTCCAAATGCAAGATGGGGTGTAACGAAGGCAGAGGATGGTTCTCCATTCTTTAAAACAGATTGCGGTTATTTTGTTGATGTATGGGTAGAAGTTGATGGTGTTTCACTATCACAAATACATCCAGTACTTGATAATCGAAATCAAGCAATAGAAAAACCAAATGCTTTTCAGATTAATACAAGTCTACAAAGAGCATTGGCAAAAGCAATAGCATTGCATGGACTAGGATTATATATCTTTGCAGGTGAAGATTTGCCAGAGCCAGATGCTTTATCAGATAAGGAAGCTAAGGATTTATATAAATTAGCAGACCCTCTTGGTAAGGATATTGTAGATAATCTAAAAGTTAAAGTAAACGAAATGTCGATTCATGCACATAACTACGAAGCATGTGTAGAAAAAGTACAAAACATGATAAAAGGGAAAGGAAAATAACATGGCAGACGTAAATGATATGTTTAATGAGGTGACTAAAGAGCAGAGCTTTTATATAAAGAGTGATAATACTAAGAAGAAATTCACTCCTTTTACACAAGGTGAATATTATGGTCATATAACAGAAGTTGATTCTAAAATACTTGACGTTAAAGGAGGTCAGTATAAAGCAAGGCTATATACTTATACCGTAAAAGTTGCTCCACAAAACAATAGAGCAAACTTTATATATAAGGATATTAATGGAGACATGGTAACAACAGATGGTAGTCCATACGTAGGAAAGACATTCAAAGGCAAACTTTGGAGATTCCTGGAGCCTTCTAAAGAAGATACTTTTGAATCAAACGTGAGCGGCAATAAAGGCTACCTTAGATTCTGTCAGACAATAGGTGTTGCATGTCCAACAGAAACAAGAACGATTGATGGTAATGATATTGAAGTTCAAGTATTACCAACGCTATCTCCAGATAATATGATTGGGCAACCAGTCATTGCATTTGTTGATAAGGGTAGAGAATTTATTAACAAAAGAGGTGAAAAAACTTTCTTTTGGGATTGTAAGTTCTGTAAAAAGTGGGAGGATGGAAAAAAGATAGATATAAGTGACGGTAATTCGGATATACCGTTTTAACTTATAGAGGAAAACAGTGTGGGCGTACAGGCCAAGTAATGTCAATAAATAGTTTAGAAATCTGTATGCCCATGCGACTAACATAAAAAAGGAGATATAATGGGTAGAGCAATAGATATGGAAAATGATATAATAAAAATGAAAGTGCAAATAGAAAAGTTGCAGAATCAATTAAGAGGAATGGTGTCAAGAATAGATGAAATAGATGATATTATTGATGGCGTAGAGGAAGAAGTTATGGAAGAGGAGTTGTCAGAAGAGGCAAAAGATAGTTTTGAAAATCCAATTATAGGAGAAGATGAAGATGAAGAAAAAGAAGCCAACGATGAAGATGATGGAAAAAGTGATAAACAATCTAATAATAAACCTAGAAAATCTAGCAAAAAGACAGTATAACATAGAGTTTATTCAAGATAATTACTTTGAGTGGAAAGATGAAAAAGATGAGTTTAAAGAGTACATACAGAGAAAAGCTGAAGAGCTTTCTAAAGACAGAGATAGCAAGGGTGTATCTGACAAGTGATGGAACGCAGTTCTTTGACGAAAACCTTGCAATAATACACGAATGTTATTTAGATGAACAACGTGAAAAAGATAGGAGATGGGACAACATGAAAACAAAAATAGCAGAAATTGTATGCAGTATAATAAAAGAGAAACAATGGGGTATCTTCTTTAAAAATGAGCCAATGCAATCGTTACCAATCCAGGACAATACTCAGATGTATAAAATCAACGAAGTTAAGGATGATGAGTTAATGGATGCTATTGAACAAGCAATGGAAGAAAGGATGAACGAATGGCAAAATCATCAGGCCGAAGACAAGGAAAATCAGACAGACAACGAATTATCGAATGGTACAAATCAGACCTTGAAGAATATCGAGGAATGATTGGTAAGGTAACCCAGTATAATGTATTGGTTACTGATAAATTGATAAAACAAACAGAAGATAGAATATCTGAGTTAGAAGAAAAAGAAGAAAAGTGGAAAAAAACATTAAACCGTTTATTTAAATAAGAAAGGAGGGGTTATGAACTGTTGGCATTGTAATAGCGAAGTCATATGGGGTGGAGACCATGACTATGAAGACTATGGAATGGAAGGTGAAGGGATTGTTAGTAATTTAAGTTGTTCCAAATGTGATGCGGATTATTTAATTTACTTGCCAATACCAGAAGAAAATGTAACTGAAAAATAGCGAGGACTTAACTGTCCTATAAAGGAGAATAATATGGAGTTAAATCTACCATATGACAGTGCAACTGAAAATTGTATCTTAGGCACTGTTATAGAGAATCCTACGGAATATGATACCGTAAGTAAATACATAATAAACAACCAAGTGTTTTATCAAGACAAAGCAAGAAGGCTTTGGTATAAGATAGGACAGATGATAAAAGCAAAAGAGAACATTGATATGATTTCAGTGTGTTCATCTTTAAATGGCACAGATACTAAGATTGGCCTAACCGCTTATTACGTGACTGAATGCACAAACAATACTACAAGTCCAGGTGCGGTTACTTATCATGCAAATCAAATATACGAGAAATACCTTTTAAGAAGGGTTATCGTTCACAGTGAGAAAATCAAAGAAAAAGCAAAAGGTAATTACGAAGATGTCTATGATTCTATAGAGAAAGCACATATGATATTTGGTGAACTATTGGATATAAGACCAAGCCAAGTGCAAGACATTGAGGAAGTAATCTCTGATACGCTTACAAGCATAAAAGATAAAACATCCAAGTTAATTAAGACGGGTTATCCATCTGTAGATAAGTTTTCTGGTGGATTGACACGAGGTGAGATAACCATTGTTGGTGGTAGACCAGGTCATGGTAAGACTACCGTGATGATTAATATGCTATCAAAGGTTCTTGAGCAGGGTTATAAAGCTATGTTTTTTAGCAGAGAACTACCAAATTCAGAACTTATGAAAAAGATAATATGTTTAGAATCTGAACAACTTTCATATGGAATGGTTAGGAAAAATGTATTTAGTGATGAATCTTTAAAGTTAGTTAACAATACGATTGAAAGCATAAGGAAAAAGTATTCAAGTGATAAGTTTTTAATGTTTGATAATTTAAAAGACTTTTCATCATCTGCCGCAGAAATCAAAAGGTTCAAGCCTGATATAATATTTGATGATTACATACAACTTATATCTTGCAAGGGTGGACAGAGTGAAAGAAGATTACAAATAGAGCAACTTGTTAATGATTATAAGTGGCTTGCTAAAGGCAATGATTGTGTTGTTGTTTTAGCATCACAATTAAATAGGTTTATAGAAAGAAATAATACAAGAGGTAAAGCATTGATGCCACAACTTTCAGATTTAGCAGAAAGTGGAGCAATTGAACAAGTAGCAGAAAATGTTTTCTTTTCATATTATGATTATAAGGTACAAGGAGAAGCAGGTAAAGGTAAGAACATAATAACTTTAATTGCATCAAAGGTAAGATACGGAGATTCTGGATATGCAGACTTAGGTTATGATGGAGATAAATGTAAGGTATATAATTCAATAGGGGAGATGATAAATGACGAACTACCGTTCCAAAGTTAAATATAAATATGTAGGTATAGACCCAGGTAAATCTGGAGGCATTGCTTGCATAGATGAAGAGGGTGAAATAAAAGCATATAAATGTCCTGATTCAAGCGAAGATATGGCACTATTATTTGAGGTTATTATAGGTAATACACCTTCAGATAATGTTAAACTTGTCATGGAAAGAGTATGGGCCAGACCAACCAATGCAGTAAGAGCCGCATTTTCATATGGCACAAACTATGGACAATGGCTTGGTATAGCAGCATCACATGAAGTTAAAATGAATACTGCAATTCCTGCCGAGTGGATAAGATGGATAGGTTGTCCAAAAGCTTTAAAAAGCGTAATAAGAAAAAGATGGTTAAAAGATAAAGCTAAGGAATGTTATCCAGAGCTTAAAAAAATAACACTTAAAACATCAGATGCAATTCTGATAGTTAAATATGCAAAAGAGGAGTATTTCAATGAGTTATGATTACAGAAAAAAATGCACTTTTGTTCCTATGAGCAGTAAGGGCAGAGTTAAATACAAGAAAAAAGCAAAAACAAACATAATAACAAACAAATCACAAATATTAAAAGAGTGGAGAAATGGGTGGTTTAAAGGACAGTACGAACTTGACAATTAAAATGATGGATATATATAAACTATCTGGCGGAGAAGCCATGATAATGAAAGGGGATGAGTGGATGCCATTAACAGAGGGATATTGCAAAGGGTTTGACCTTGACCTAAAATTTGGTAAAATGGGTGAAGAGTTTGTAGAGGAATTATTTGAAGGTAACAGTAAAGTAGAGGTAAAAACAGAAAGAGACATTTGGAAAAATACTGGTAATATTGCCATTGAAATTAGATGCAGTGGCAAGCCATCTGGTTTATCTACCACAGAATCAACCGCCTGGATACATTTATTGGCCTATAATGGGCACATAGAGGGCGGATTTATATTTAAGGTAGACCAACTTAAGGATAAAATAAAAAACCTTCAAAAAGAAGGTAATTTAAAAATGGTTATGGGTGGTGATAATAATGCAAGTCAAATGGTTTTATTACCAATTAAGGAATTATTTTAAATATGATTAGCATATAATCTTTTATATGTTCCTCTTTTTGTTATAGATTTAAATTTACGTACTTTATATTGAAATTCTTTTTCTAATTTAAGAGCAAGTTTTTGATTTTCTGAAGATAAATAATTTAAAAATTCTTTTCTTCTTGATGTAACTCTACCTTTTGTTTCTTTAGATATGTCAAGAGGGTTCATTTTTTCAATCATTCTCATAATTGTTTTTCTTGCATATTTTTTATTTTCTGACATATTAACAAATCCACCATTAGTTCTTTCATCTAATAATGTGTTGTAAGCAACATAATATGCTTTTGCTATATCAGAATCAGAGTTGTTTAATAGTAAGGCATTTTTTAATCTTCTATATGCGTAATGTCTTTCTTTTAAAACTCCACCTGATGTTTGCTCATAGCCACTTCCCATTTCTTTTCTCCATTGTCTTTCAAGTGTTGCAATTCTTTTAACATTAACAGCATATGGATTTGTTGATTTGTTCCATATTTTTTCTGCTTGTGCTCCAATCACAATTGTTTGTCTTGCAAAATCTTGTAAAGCCATGTCAACAGGTTTTCCGTTGCTAATCATGTTAATAATTTCTTGACCTGCAGATGATATATTTCTAACTATAACAGGCTCCATTAAAGGATTAATGTTTCCTCTTTTAGTGTAAGGAGATATAGCCTCACCAAATACACCGAGCATTTCACCTCTCCATATATAAGATACAGCTTTGCTTAATGCATCGTTTTCTTCTACAGGTATTTGTTGACCCATAAGTTTATCATATAATCCATATAAAGCTGCTCCTGTAGCCATATGACCGAGAGTTGCTTTTACAAGAGGTGCAACATTTCCATTTTTTAATGGTTTAACATAATTTTTATAAGAATCAATAGTAACAGAATAAGCCATTCTTTGGAATAATGTTAATGGTTTCATGTATTTATTAGACATCCATAAAGGCAAATCAGAAACTCCAGTTGCTCCAGCACTAGCTTTGTGAGCAGTAAAACCTACGTAATTTAATATATTTTCATATTCAACAGAATTATGCAAATCTTTTGTTTCTCTTAAATGTTTCATTTGCTTGTCGCTTAATCTAAATATATCTGTAAACATTCTATCTATTTCAGCTTTTTTAGATTTAGGAAAAAATCCAGAACCTTGTTTTTTATATGAACTTACAAGCTCTGCAAAATGCAATCTTCCAGCTTCAGCAGTCATAATTCTATTTAAGTTTTCAGTTTGTGTCATAAGGTTAACATTGTCAAACCACCATTTGATTTTTGAATCAGCTCCAAATAATAATTCTTTTTGACCGTATCCAGTTTCACCTCTTTCTACAGCTTTTAACCATTCTTTGTTATTAGGGTTTCTGCCAAGCTCTGTTTTCATTGCTTTTGCAAAACCTTTGTATGTATTCTTTGCTCCATAAACAGCAATACTCCTTGGTAGCTGAATCATAACATTTTTTAAACCTGCAAGTGGAGATGACAAACCAAGAACAGCAGACCAATTAGTTATTTTTCCAATATATTCTGCTACTGGTTGATTTAAAACATCAATCATATTCTGGTCAAGACCTAATTGTTTTTTAACTGTTTCAAAAGCATAAACAGCATCAGGAGATTTATTACCACCAAGCATTTTTGTTTGTAATTGTTCTACTATTTCTTTCCCAGTACTTCCTTTTAATGCAAATTTACCACCTAATTCAGTAAACTCTGGAAAATGTTTTACAGTAGCTATAAACTTAGACATTCCATTGACATATGTTGACATTGTTGCATCAATATTTGATTCGTATGATTTAACTAATTTTTTACCACCATCTTTTGTTGGTATCTCCATATATTCAGGAAGCGTAACTCCTCTTTCTTTTAAAAATGACGGTTTTGCTACTAAAGGGCCAAATTTAATCATTTGCATAATTTCTGCAGCAACTACATCTTCAGGCGTTTTATCTTGTTTTTTAATTCTTTTTAAATCCTCTAAAGATAATTTTTTAATTTCTCTTTCAGCCATTTTTTGTATAACATTGCTATTTTCATGTATATGCTGAACAACTTCTTTAGTAGGCCTTCTTACAAAATATTCTTGTATATATCTTTCATTTAAACCTTCTCTTATTTGTGCAAATTCTGTATTAGATGGAGTGTTCTTTTTTATTGCCAATAATAAATTGTTCCAATAAAAATCAGATATTTCTTTCCATTGTTTTCCAGCTTCAACATATTCACCTTTTGTGAATTTTTCTCTTATTGATAAAGCTTCTACGTATTCTTTTTTAAACCTATTTCTACGTGATTCACTTAGTGTCTTGTCTGTTGATAGTTTTTTTAATTGATTTATTGCATTTTTAGCTAAAACAGGGTCAATTAAATGCATATAATTATCTTGAACTCTTTTGCTTTTTACAATAGATTTAATTCTTTCAACACCTCTTTCACCAGGCCCTTTCATTTCGAAACTTCTAGTAAAATCATGCAACTCTAAATTTCTTGCAATTTTAGGACTAAATCTTCTTATATAATCAGCAGATTTAAAAAAAGCTCTTTTCCATATAGGTAAAGTACTATTTATGTTTGTATCAGATATTGCTTTAAACGCATCTGCATTTGTGTTTTGCAATGGTTTAATTTTATCTCCAAGTGCTATGTAAGATTTATATGTATTAATCATATCTTGTGATGCTTTTTCAAACTTTGTATCAAATCTTTCAAAATACGCATCTCTTTGTGATTCAGAAATATTATACTCAGCTTCAATTCCTTTTACTTTAGCGTGATTTTTAGCATATTCAGCAGATTTACCTTCCACAACAGACTTAAACATATCTCTGTAATTTTGCTGTATTCTTTCAAGCTCTCCACCAGTAATGTCTTTGCTTTTAATATTTCTATTTGGGCCTAATACATCAGCTTCTAAAGATTTAAGCATACTTTCTTTAGCACCATATGTATCTATAGCTTCTTGTCTAGCATCTTCAGTTTGTTTTTGTAATTCTTTAATTACTTTTTTACCTTGAGAAGTACTTTGCGTTTGATATTTAACTTTCAATGTGTTACTAGGACTTAAATAATCTGTTGGTATTTTACCGCTAATTACTTTGCCGCCAATAATTCTAACAATATCTTGTTTCATACCATTAACATCGTTTTGATTTCTCATACCAAAATATTGTCTCATATAACTAACAGCTCTTTTAGTCCAAGATTTCATTCTGCCTATCATACCTTTAGGTAATTCTTTTGCAGTATATTTACCCAATGCTTCAACAAAAGCTTCCTCTGCTTGTGCTTCGGTCATTTTCTTTTTTCTGAACATTCTAATACCATCTTTAACAATTTTTTTACTAATAGGGTCACCAAACTCTTTTAATATATCTACAACATGGTGAGATACCTCATGAGGAAGTGTATCAATTTTTGCTCTACCTGAAGCTATTTTAATTAAATGGTTATGTATTTTACCTAGTACATACTGACCATTAACTTTACCTAATGTTTTTTCAATCTGAACTGATAATTTTGGAAATTTCTTTTTAACCCAAGCAACTTGTTGAGCAAGTTTTTCAGCACCAACAATACTTTGACCTGCTTTAATTTTAGAATTTAATTGATACTTGGTCAGCATATTAAATGTTTGACTATCTATACTTACTTCATTTAAACGTGGGCCAGTTTTAAGAAGGTAATTAACCATAGTTTCTAATGTTGCATTATCTATAGTTACTTTTTCTTTTTTACCTTTGTTAATTATTTCAAAAACATTATCTTTTTTTGTTAATAATAATTTGTCTAAGTTTTTAAGTCCTTTTCTTAATTCTAAAGTAGTATAACCTTCTTTTCCTCTACCATAATTAACTTTTCCACTTTTAATGTCTTTTATATATTCTTTTAATATTTTATTAACTCTAGCAGGTAATTCGCCTTGACTTATAGCTTTTTGATAACTTGTAGCAACCTTTTGAGCACCTGAAGGCTTATGACCTGTTATTTTTTCATATACTATATCAATTTCAACAGCTCCCTCTTTATATTTTTCAACAGCCCATTGATTAATTGATTTTCTAAAAAGCCTGGCTTCTCCAGCCTTTGATTTTTTTACTCCAAATATTTCTTTAATTATTCCACTTAATTGATAATTTTGTATGACAACATGCTCACCACCATCTTTTACTTTAAATAAAAATTCCTCATGTCCAGGCCTTGTTAATTTTCTAACTGTTTTTGCTGCAAGACTTCTTATGGATTTAATTAAATCTCTTGATGTGTATTTTTCTATAAACCCTGTTTTTGTAGAAATTTCTATTTTTCCATCACTACTATAAATTGCTGCATCGCCTTCAATCTGAGCACCTTCAACTTTTGCTTTTTTTCTTATCTCTCCAACAAATCTATAAACAGATTTACCTATTTCAGGTTTAAATAACAATTTAAATTTTTCATTAAATAATTTTGCAGCCTGATTTCTGTTTAACGAAGCTATGTCAGCTAAACCTCTAATAATAGAAGAAGCTGAGTCTTTACTTATAGATGGATTTTTTTTAATAAAGTCAGCAAAATCAGCATCAGTCATTTCAAAAAATGATTTACCTTCTTTGGCTAAATATTTAGCAAGTTTATCTGCATGTCCTAATTTAGTTGAGTCTCCTTTTTTTGCTATTAATTGTTTATTTGAAAAAAATGTCCTAGCAAAATAACTTAAAACTTCTTTACTTTTTTTATAAGCATCAATTTGACCTTGTGTAGTCTCTCCTTCTGGGTTTGTATATTCAGTTTCTTGAATTTGTTTATCTTTTTTATTTAAAGGTTCTTCTCCTTTTTTTTCAGACGTTGTTAATTTTTTAATTTTTTTAGCTTTGTCAGATATAGCTTCTTGGTTTTTTACTTCTGTGTCAAAAACTTGTTTAGATTTAGATACATCTGGGTCTGCTTGTATAATTTTTTTAGGTTTTTTTCCATACACATCTTCATATGATTTTCTATTAATCTCAGCTTGTTCTGCTAATTTATTAAATTCTTTTACATTTGTAATATTACCTTTAGCGTCAACAACATTTTCTAATCCTTCTCTTAACTCTTTAACAGCTTCAGGATTTTCTTTTAATGCTTTTTTTATTGATTTTGTATATCCAACACGAATTGTTTTTTGTGTAGCTATGTTAGGGTCAATCCCAGATTCTATGTTTCTTAAAGGGCCTTCTATTTCTGTTTCCCATTGTTTTTCTAATTTTTCTAAACGATTTATTTCAGCTTCTCTTTCAGCTTTTGCTAACTTCCTTTGCTCTTTAGATAAATTCTTAGGGATTCCTAAGTTTTTGTTTTTTATCATTGCTCCACGTACAGCGTGTATTTGTCTCATAACATCTAATACTTGGTCAGCATCTACATTTTTTATTTTACCACTTGCAACTCCCTCAACAATATCAGTAGCTTTTTTATAATCAGCTTCCCATGATTCATATTCTTTTATAGTTAATTCAGCGTTTCTTATTTGTCTATTTCTAAAGTTTGATAATTGTTCTAATGCTGCTTTTTTAGCTGCTTTTTCAGCTGGTGTGTTTTCAGGCATATTTTGTTGTATATTTTGTTTAACTGCTTTTGTAGATTTAACTAAATCTTGTGCTGCAAGATATTCTTTTAAACCTTCTCTGTCTGCCCATTTACCTATTTCATCTTTACCTTTATTCCAAAGTTTACCTTTAGCCTTTAATACACCCATCATACCAGCATTAGTAGCCCATGAACGCATTAACTCTCTCATTCCATAATTTTCATCACCTATTACATTTTTAAGCTCTGGTGCTGTAAATACAGTAGTTTCTGCTACAATTTGCCCTACTGTACCTGTAGCTAGTTTTTTAGCTTTTTGAGTGTAATTAAGAAAATCTTCATCTGCATATCTTTTAAGAAGTTCTCCGTGTTTAAAATTTAAACTTGCACCAAGTGCTCCAGATGCTGCGCCCATCATACCTCCATGCGCTATACCTTTACCAACACCTTTCCATATATTTTCACCATCTACAGCAGCTTGAAATCCACCTCTGACTCCTTCAAATACAGCAAGAGTAGCACCTTGCATTTGTGCTCCAGCAATATATGATTGTGATGGTTTTGTATATAATGGTGAAAGTCCACGGTCTTTAATTAAATTGTTAACATAGTCTTCTGCAAGTTCTTTTCTTCTTTGTAATGGAGTTTTTTTAATACCAGCTTTTGCTAATTCTTTTTTTGTTGTGGACTTAAGAGCTTTTTCACCTAATGTTTTTTTAAATGCAGCTTTCCCAGTAAGTGATTTAACCATACCTTCTTTTAATCCTGCGCTGCCTAATGTAGTTAATGTTTTACCTGCAGCACCACCAACAAACATTGATGCCATATCAAGAGGCATAGCAAAAGATAATACAGCGCTAAATATATCCTCAGCTATTCCAGGGTCATAATCATCTAAATCAAATCTTGCTTCACCATTATGTAGTTGATAAGCAAGGCCTGTAATTGAGTTATTATATGCAGATTTAGCAAACTTAGCTGATGTTTCATTAATTCCATAGTCAGTCCAATCAAATAAACTATTCATAAAACCAGGGTCTTGCTGATTTGTTTTTACACCTGTCGAAGTTGACGATTTCCATTTAGGAATATTTGGGTCTTCTCCTTGAAGTTTTTTATATAAACCTATATCACTAAACTGTCTATATTGAGGGTTCTCTGCTCTTTTTTTATCTAAATATTCGTATACTGTCATTTATTATTTACGTCTTTTTTTTGTAGTCAGTAAAAATTTTACTTCATCAACAAGTCTATTTGCCCATGCAGGAGGGTCAAATCCTTCTTTTTCAAGATTTTTATAATTTTTAATACCTTGAGCATATCTTTTTAATTGTTGTTCAACTTTTTTCATTCTTCTACTGCCACCTTTTTTAGCTCTTTGTATTAATTGATATATTTCGCTATTTTCTTTAATTTTTCCATTTTCAAAATTATCAGGGTTAAATGCAAGTGACATAAATTCATCTAATTTTTCTTTTTTAACCGTTGTTTCTGCTGCCCAACCTTTTCCGCTTCTACCTGCTACAGGTGTCCATCCTTTTTCTGTAAAAAATTCTGAATCATTTTCTGATATAATAGCAGGAGCTTTTTCTGTTTTAACTTTAGCTTCTTCTGTTTTAACTTTATTTTCACTTTCTGGAGGAGGTGGTGGTGTTTCAATATCTTCAAATTTAAATTTAAGTCTGCTATCTGTATTATTATCTTGCAACCAACTTATGCCTTCTCTTTTATTGTAAGAATTATTTATATTTTTAACATTTTGTATATACTTTGCTTGTTCTGCATCCATATTACCCAATACATTAAAAAATTCATTTTCACCTACAATTGAATCATACATAACTTCTTCATCATTTCCGTCCGTATACCAAACCTCATTTGCCATTTGTGCTGCTAAAGCTCTATCTACTTTAGTATCTGATTGTACTAATCTTTGAAATTTATTAGCATCATCTATTATTGTTTGGTATCCTTTAATAGTTTCGTAATTTTCTTTAAGTTCTTTATCTTGTGTAGCTGTTAATATTCTATTTCTATTTGACTCTTGTTTTCTATAATCTTCTATAGGCTGATAAGAGCCAAGCTCAATACCCATTTGCATTGCTTCAGCTTCTGCAGAATCAAATACATAATCATCTTTAGCCTGAACAATACCAAATGCAAACATTTCATTTAAATTTTGTATATATGCAGCATCTTGTCTAAAACCAGCTCTACCTAATCTTTCTCCATGACTTGCTCTAAATTGACTGCTATCTTGAGTATAACTGTCAACTAAAGTTTGTACATCTCCCATTGCAGCTTGTCTTAATTCTTCTCTTTTTGCTTCTATATTTATATTTTGGTTAGAATCTGGAAGTAATTTTAAATATGTACTATTTAAATCTTCAACAGACATTCCCTGTATGTCAGAATAAGCAACTAAAGAATCTTCAACTTGTCTGCCTATGTTTTTCATTTTTTCCATTCCAAATTGATAATCTTTGTTTGATTGAGCTTGATTGGAAATTTTTTGATTAAGTAAATCAAATCTAGCTATTGTATCTTCATCCATATTTTCTTTATTATTTTGATAATATGAATTAAATTGATTTTGTCTAGCTTCTAATTGTGTATTATTATATATACTTTCTAAACCTTTTCCAAGCTCATCTTCCATACCCATATGTCTTCGAGCTTTTCTATCTTGCATTTGATTCATTTGATTCATCATTTGCATCAGTTGATTTAACCCAGCCATAGGGTCTTTTTTCTCAAATCCTTTTATTGCCATAGATTAATATCCTTTAATACGTTGCGCTGTACTGTGCCATTGATTAATTAAATCAGAAATCATTCCAATACCTTGTGATTGTTGGCCTCTAACATTAGTTAATACATCAGTCATTGATTTACCGTAAACATCTCTTGCACCTGCTTGTTGTTTACCAAACGCTGAACTGCCTGCAAAACCGCCTTTTGCTTGTTGTGCTGCTTGTCCACCAAGATTTTTATATAAACCAGGAAGCATTGATTGTCCTTGTGCTTGTATTTGCGGTGCATATGTAGAATAGCTTGCTCCTTGTAGCATTTCTGGAGATATTCCTTGAAACATGGATGCAGGTATGTCTTGGTCGGTTAATCCGTATTCTTGTTGAAATACAGACGAAATTTGGTCTGGAGATAAATTTGACAATTGATTAAAGCCCATTGGCCCAAATCCCATACCTTGTAATGAATCTAATATACTTTGTTGAAACATTTTATTCTCCTAATAATTGTTGCAATAACATAGGAAGCATTATTGCGCTTTGCATTTCTTCCATTCCACCTTTTAATTTACCTCCAGAAAAGTCTTTAAATGATTCTAATAATTGTTGTAATGCTGGATTCTTAGAAGATAATACATTACTCATAGTTGAATCAGAACCGCCAACTTTAAATTTTTTAAAAATATCATTAACAGAAGTTTCAGCAAATTGTTGTTTATTCATAACTCCTGATTTAAAATCTTCAAGTGTTTTTTGTCCTGGAACTGAAACATCTCCTAATTCAGATAAATATTCACTATATTGTTCTTCAGAACCTTTAAAAGCATCTTGTAAATATTCTTCATATCCCTTTTCAACTTGAGGCATTAATTTTTGAGCATCTTTTGCTTCACCCATTTGTTTAAATAATCCACCGTCTTCTTTACTACCACCAAGCATTTTGCTCATTGCAAAACCTGATAATCCACCACCAAAAGCACCTCTTAAAACATCACCACTTGAAACTTGCGCATCTTTTGCCATTTCAGTAAAGTTTTTCATTCCACCTCTTAAAAAAGTATTACCATATCGTTTTTGCATATCTTTATTAAGAAGCATTTTAGCACCTGTTTTTTGGTCTTGTAATTGAAGACCACTTGATAATCCTTTTGCTATACCTGCACCTAAAGGCCCCAATCCTAATGCAGCTATATTTAATAAACTACCTAAACCTTTATTTTTTTTACTTCTTTTTCTCGCATCAGATTGTAACTTTTCAAGTTCATTTTCAAACTTTTCTTGCATTTCTCCCATTTGTTTACTTCCAGCTCTTTGAGATTGTTGTTGTTGAAGATTACTTTGTTGTAATAAGTCTGCAAGGCTTGCTCTTGTTCCTGCTATTTGATATGGTGAGGCCATAATTAGTCCTTTTCTTTTAAAATTTTACTGTTAAATATATTACTTTTTTGCTTCATATACAAATTCACTATTTTAATTTTGTTAATGTTAATGATGTTGCATAAACAGAACCATCATTTAACCTTACTGATAATTCCAATGTATTTGTTTTTCCAATTACAACTCTTGGAATAACAGTAGCTGTAACTTTTTTATTATTTGTTATTACTGCTTGTGCTATTCCTTGATTTAATGCTGTTATAAAATTTGATTGCTCTGTAGATATTCCTGTTTTTTTAGTATTAGCAGAAATAGCATCTGCTTGTCCAGTTGTTATACCTGTTTTAGATGTATTAGCAGCAATTTCTCTTGCTTGATTATCTGTTATGCCTGTTTTTGCAGTATTGGCAGTAATTGCATTTGCTTGTGCAGTTGATATACCTCTTTTTGCAGTATTAGCAATAATAGCATTCGACTGATTACTTGTAATACCTGTCTTTGCTGTATTTGTTACAATAGCATTTTTCTGTGTTGTTGTAATTCCTTCTTTAGCTGTATTAGCAATAATGGCATTTTTTTGAGAAGTAGTTATACCAGTTTTTGCTGAGTTAGCAGTAATAGCATTTATTTGTTCTGTTGTTATACCAGTCTTTTTGGTATTGTTTACTATTGCTGCTGCTTGAGAATTAGTTATTCCAACTTTAGCTGTGTTAGAAATAATAGCATCTTTTTGAGCAGTTGATATTCCAGTTTTAGATGTATTTGCTACAATAGCATCTCTTTGAGCATTTGTTATACCAGTCTTTGCAGTGTTAGCATTTATAGCGTTTTTTTGGTCTGTTGTAATTCCTTCTTTACTTTGTTCATTTGCTATATACCCTATATGAACATTAGTTTTATCAATAGCTTCTCTTATTGAAGTATATAAAGCTTTTATTGCAGGACTTTCATTGTCAAGTATAGGGTTATTAAATATTCCTTTAGCTTCATTTTCTGTATCTTGTTGTGTTTTAGTTGTCCAATCTGGTTTATTTACAGCCATTATGCTCCATTCCATAACATAGTGGGATGTACATAAAACGAAGAACCATCTCCACTTGTTGTTTTTCTTAATGTAACAAAAACCCAGTCTCCTTCACTTATAGAAGTTGCGTTAAACGATGTTGTTTGTTTTGTCATAAATTTAGTAGCTGCGCTAAAATCAAAAGTTAATGTGCATAAATGGTCACAAGTAAAATTCGTAGTTGAATCATGAGCTGTATCATCTGCTAATGCATCTGCCCACCATAAAGCAACTTCAACATCACTATCGGCTGCTGCTCCTGTTGATTCTAAATGCACCATAAATTTTGTAACAGTTCCTGAATATGGAACTCTTCTTGCATATCTTACCATTCTCCAACCATTATTTAAAGTTGTTGTAGTATATGCGCTAGATGTTAAATCAGTATCTATACTATCTGAAACTGATGATTCATTATGCAATCCACTATAAAATTTATTTTGTGTAGCTAAATTTACATTTGCATAATACCAATCCATAAAATGTTCACCAGCCTCATCATCAACATATTTTTTTGTAGCAATTTCATAATCAGAACCAGGAGTATAATTACCACCATTGTTTTTTACATATATATTACCAGAACCAGCATCAATTGTAATATCACCAGCACCATCTATTGTAAAATTGCCAGAGGATACATCATATTCGTTTTTTGTTATTTTAGTGGTACCAATGGTTAACCTGTCTGTTTTAAGGTCTTTAATGGATGTTTTTTCAATTTTACGTAATTCTTCCATTTTATTAGAAACATGCCATTTGCCATTTACTTTAGAACAAAGAAATACTCCTCTACCTTGTATTTGAGATAATATAATATCACCATCATTGCCAACATTATTAGATGGAAGTGTTTTATATATTTGAGTTCTTGAACCTTTGCTATGAAGTAAATTAGCCATTATTTAATACGTTTAGGTCTATATATAATAGATATGTCATTAATTTCAAATCCTGGTGCAGGTAAACTATTGGTTGCATCTGTATATTGAAATTGCAATTGTAAAGAATAAATATTGTTTATAGATGAACTTGGTATTAATACAGCTGTTTGCCAAGTAGTAGAACCAGTTAATCCTGTTGATGCTGCATAATTTTCACTATCATCTGAAAATGTATTACCATCAAAAACTCCACTTCCATTTGTTGCATATTTTACTAATATTTTAGAATTAATAGAAGAACCATCTTTATCTGTTGATTTATATGTTATATACACTTTATATATTTTATCTTTTGAATTTATTGGGCCAAATGTATAATCTTTAGTTGTAAAATATAAAACTTTTCTATTTATTGATGAACCTGTAATTCCAAGTCTGTTACATAAACTATCATCTGTTGCTTTTGTATGTTTCCATTTTAGTATATCATTTATATTTACATCAATACCAGATAAACCAGAATTTGCTGTAGTATATAATATTAAATTACCCTTAGAATCTGTAGCAAAATTACTGCAATTAGGAGAGTTTGCATGTTTAGCTATACCGTTCATAGATTTAGATGTAAAATACCATGTACCAGATTCTAAATTATATACATATCCATCAGGTATACTTACAGATGTTGCAGTTGCAGTTGATAATCCAAATTTTATAACAATATCTTTTGTAATAGAATCATAACCTATAAGTGGTTTAGAAAGACTATTTGGGTCATCGTCAAATTTCCAATAATTATTAGGTATTATTGCATCATCTGCATTATTAGGTATTTTGTTTTTTATTAAATTAGTTAAATTTTGACCATTATATAAATACAAACCAGATTGATTTGCCCAAGCAATACCAAATGGAGTTTTACATACTTGATATGGTGCTTCTACACCTACATTATCAAATGTATCTTCTAAAAATTCATAATCTCCTGATGTATTTATAACAAATACTTTTCTTTTTTTATATTGCAATAATTTATCTTTATAATATTCTAATGCTGTTATTTCATCTCCATCATTAATTGCAACATCAATAAAA